CACCCGCGCCTTGCGTTTCAGATTCACGCTGTATTTGTTGCGCCCGATCCCTTGCCTCTTGAATGGATGATGTAATTACGTTTTCCGGAGTTCCATCCGGAAAACTTGTAATTCCGAGTACGTCGTCCCTTACGTTAATAGCCATTACTTAACCGGCACTAACTTGCCGTTTTGAAATATGTAATTTACTTGTTGTGATGCCTGTTGCTGTGCTTGTTGTGGCTGTGCTTGCTGGATTGATCCCATTCCAAGCGATGCTGATTGATCCTCGTATGGATTAGATATGTTTACCTTTCTTCCTGAAATCCTTGTGTATTGCTCAAGCCTATCCTGCAAGTCTTTTTTATATCCAGCTATCGCTGCTTTTGCTGTTTCATTTCTTGTGAATAGACCTGTTGGTATAAGATATTTTTGAGCTGCTGCCACTTCACCTTCCCTTGCGACAGACGAAGGATCAGCAACCTTGGCGTAAGCAATTGCCATCTGGTATGGAATTTGTCCAAGCTGTGCAGATCCCTTTGGATCAACCAATTCAAAGGTTCCATACTTATCAATTGTTTTATCAAATTGATCGGCATAACGCAGTCCAGCCGCAACATTGCTCTCAAATGAAAGATCGGCTGCGGATAGTTCCTTTGCCTTTGTTTTTAATCCCTGTTCTGCCGAGTCAGCAATCCCCTGAAAAATTCTTTTCCTAGTTGGATCTGTTTCTGCATCGGCAACATTTCTCAATCCCTGCACGTTATTTACAGCATTTCCAAGAAGCTGTTCCATTACGCTACCTGGAGTTCCAGTTGGAACCTGAAAATCTGTTCCAGGTATCTTTTGATAACCAACATTTTCACCCAAAATTCTTTGCCCAACAGACTGAGCAACAGGAGATGCACTAGGATCGTAAGCCTGTCTAGCAGCCGCCTCGCTTTGGGCAGTTTTCATTCTCATCGCTGCTTCTGGATCGACCTCCATTTGGTATTTCTGAATGGAAAGATCGGTAAGCCTTTGGCGTAATTCACGTTCTTTCTTTGCTTCCGGACCTTCAAAATTAAAATTAAATCCACCCATATATTTACTCCTATTTGCTGAATGAGAACGATGGCATTAGTGATCCAATACCACCAGCAATTTGAGCGAATTGTTGCGCTCCGGATGGCTGGCTTGCCTTGGCTCCAACATACGCCCCATACGTCTGTGCTTGATAATCGGCCATTGAATTATATAGGTTGGCAAACGTATTTGTAAGAGCAACTGGAATGCTCTGATCTACTGCTTGATAGAATGGTTGATTGGTTGATGGCTGTTGATTGAATCCACCAGGTAATGCTTGATTCGCTTGAATGTAATTCTGGAAAGCACCCTGCTGATTTGCTGTACGTTGGTTGGCGAGATTATAAATGGAGGGTCCACCAGCAACAAAGTTGGAAGCTGCGCCTAGTCTGTTTTGACGTAATGCGTCGCGAAATGCTATATCAGCTTTGAGTGCGTCACCAGTTGACTGACCGGACCCAAGGAATTGTTGTGCTGCACCATAGCGTGCAAGCTTGCGTTGCTCTCCAGCAGCACCAATCTGTGCGGCTTCTTGTACTGCTGGTCCAATTCCAAAGATATTGCCACGCGCAGTCTGTGCTGCTCTTGCTGCTTGTTCGTAACCACGCAGTTCTTCCGCACCAATTGTCGATCCAAGGCGAAGTTGATTAAGAGCCTCATCCTCAATTGTTTTGCGAAGTTGTTCTGTTTCTGGAGTTGTTGTAGGTCCAATTGGCTGGGTTGCCATCTGGCGATACTGCTTGCCTAATCCAACCGCTGTTTTGTAAGACTCAGGATCAATCTGATAAAGCTGTTGTGATGCACGTTCTTCGGGTAGCTGCACGAAAGATCGGAAGGATGTGATTTCCTTTAGCCCTTCTTGGCTATCCATAGTAATAGGCTTAAAATTCTTTTGCATATCCTGCGCGCTTGTGACTGCGCTGGTTACGCTTTTTAAGTCATCGTTAAGTTGCTTGATAAATGCCTCTGAAGATGTCCGCTGTGCAGAACCAGCAGGAAGATCGGCAAGAAGTTTGTTTGCCGTAGCAAGCCGTTCATTGATTCCAGTAATTTGAGCGTTTCCACGATCAATCACGCTGTTTAGGCGAGATAGCTTTGAGTTATTGTAATCGTCAACGATCTGCTGATCGGAAACCTGAAAGTTTAATTGTGATCCAAGATCAGACGATCCGTAGTTACGAGCAGCGGAAAGTTGGGATAAAGCCTGGTTGAACTCTGGTCCAGCGTTTTGAGTTTGAGTTACGCCACCACCAGCGGTCAGTGCTTGAATTTGAGCAGCAAGAGAGTTTCGAGTGCTTTCTTGCATAGTTGTGTCATTAAGGCGTTTTTCGAGATCGGCTACTTGTTTTCTTAAATTTCTATCGTCTATTACTTTCTGCACTTCCTCAAGACTTCTGTATGGATAGCCAGAACTTTTTTCCTCATAATTTTCAGCATCTTTCGTTCCAGAGCGTGGAGTTGGAAAACGCAAAATTGTGCCATCATCTTCAAGCCTATATCTTGCTGGATATTTTGCCTCCATTGCAAATTGATCCCTAGTTCCAGGTGGCTCGTATGGTCTATCTACTCTTCCAGCCATATTAAGCCTTTAACTCTGGATTACCAATGTTCGTGCCAATCGTGCCATAGAAATCAACTGGTGCTGGTTGACGATTGAATGCAACATTTTGTTCAACAGATCCGTATGGGCTAGTTCCATAAAGTCGCGCAAACTGTTTTGTCATCTGATCGCCAAGACCACGATTCAAGGCATACGCTTGGGGGCTAGTCTCATATTGCCTGCGGAGTGTTTCAAGCGTGCGCTGTGGTCCGTATTGACGTTCAAGTTGCAGGCCAGCTTGTATACCTGCCTGTTGATCTAAAGCGGATAATTGGCGTTCTAAAGCTCGTTGTTGTGGTAAATATTGGATGCGAAGCTTATTCTCAAGATCAGCCATAGCAGGAGACTTTTCAATATAAGTATCAATATTCATTTTATATGCTTCTGCATTGGCCTGTGCTACCTCTCTTGGATTTGGAGGAGGAGGCGGTGACGGAATAGAGGGTGATCCACCCATGGTGTTAAACCCTAGCCTTTCGCATAAATGTCATATAGTCGTAACTCCTTGGTTTGCCAGAACGATTAAAAGTGATCCGCTTGCGGGGACCAAAACGCTCCCAAAGGAGCAACAGCAAGCACCTTAAGGATTTAGCACCTTTTGAAGAGATAGTCAAATCAACAAATACGTTCTGACCATCTTCGCTATGCACATAATGATTAGGCTCTTGCCCATCTTTCACGCACCTAGCTAAAGCCACGCCTGCAATCCCATCTTTATCCTCGACAACGCCAACCATGCCCTGCTTCTCAAACCAGCCAAACCACTCGGTTAGGTTAGGCCACATGGCCTCCGGAACACCGCTTTGCTCAATATATTCAATTGCTGTCATATTACCAATTTTTGCATGACCACCACCGAGCCGATAATTTGCTTGGAGGTTTGGAGTCGCATTGATGTCTAGCTCTAAAGCTTTTTCGCCTTGCCGGATTGCTTTTTTTGATCTTCATATCTGGATCGCCATATCGTATAGTTTTAGATTGACCATTCTGGCATGCACGTACAACAAACTTCTTTCTTTCGCCGGGTGTTCTTCTAGGACTATTGCAAGGCAACTCACTCATATCGTTTGCTGGATCTGAATTGTATCTGGATTTGCAGCAGCCGTGATTTGGCGAACGGCAAGCTTATTTGCGGAACTATAAATCTTAATATTAAGCAACCTCCATTTTTCGTACTTGCGCAGATCGCTTGCCAACTTCTTTTTGACTGATGTTGGAAGGACTGCTGGCAATGTAAATGGAAGAGTTAATGCTGAGCTTGAAATATTGATGTTGGACTGGACATCAATATCACCAACATCAATATCACGCTGGATTGATACAGTAGTATCGGTTGAGTATGAGTTATCAAAAATAACTTCGAAATGGCTTCCGTACTTTAGCGAGAAAGGATCACCAAAATTAAAATCCTTGGTGCGAACGTATGATTCGTATGTATTTCCAGCATCATTGTAATCATCACTTGTAGTACCAGCAGGAGACTTGTAACCAGCATATTTCTCGATGATTCCATTGGTCTTCTTGAACATCGCCCTAGATCCTTCCTGATTGAAGTTGGTAAGCGTGAACTGCATTACCTGCGGACTCCAAGTTCCTTCGAATGCACCTAACGCAGTATTGTAAACCAATAGCGTGTCGTTGTAATCGTTTGATCCAGTAGGTATAGCAAGGAAGTAACGATTATCGTAGTAGATTGCTGTAGCAACTCTAATCGAATCCGTGTTGATGCTCTGAATAACATTCTTAACAACTTCTGAAATTGGTATGCCAACAGAGCTAAAATCGTCAGCAACAGACCGAACAAGCGATCTGATGCCGTTATCAGATAAGAATAGAATGTCACTGCTTACTTGAACCGCAGTTCCAGTTGCCACGCATCCAGTATTGTTTGAAATGATTGAAACAATCCAATCTGCTCCAGAGGCAGCATCGTTTGGAATATCAACCTGAAACACTCTGCGTTTTTTGAATACGATAAGCCTATTCTTGTAGTAAGGCACAACCGCCGTAATCTGATCTCCATCATCTCCGTTGACAACGATGCTGTTTGTTAAATCCCATACGGATGGGTCGAGTAAATCGGACGCATAAAGCGTGTTTCGATTAGCACCAGAGCCAACTCCAAATAATCTATTTTCCGCATTTACCAAAAGCCTCAAGTTTGCTGGAGGTGGGCTAACTGTAGCCGTAGCCGTAGCACCAGATCCATTTCCAATGATTGTAACTGTTGGGGCAGTAATATAGCCAGATCCACCATCAACAACAGTAACTCCGGTAACAACACCTCCAGCTACAAGCGTAATCAATTCAGGCATTGTGCCACCAAGTGTTGGTCCGGTAACAATTGCCGTTGCGCTGGTATATCCTGTTCCACCAGTTGTTACTGTGATAGCTCTAACCTTTCCACCCTGCCTAGTAACAGAAGTACCATCCCAAAAGTGTAAATCGCTATCAGAATCGGATAGATACATCTTATCAACAAATTGTGCAAAAGATACTTCAATGTCTTCTGCAACGCTGTATCCGTCCCTCCATTGGCCAGTAGTTGATGACCATGTTGTGTTTGTTGCATTCCATGTCGAATATGGAGTATGAACAGTTGCACTTCCGTTTGACTCAATGCTGTAAAATCTACCGCCAGTAACAGTAAGCAATTGCTGGTATGCGGATGTCTCGTAGTAGCGCATCCCGCCAACGGAAGTTACTGCGCTGGTTGCTCCAGTAGCAAAGCTTGTTGCGCCAACGCGAGTTTCAAGATTACCCTTTGGCGAAAGGGTCATATTGTACAACTCTTGTACTTGATTTTCAGCCAGTAGGTCAGATTGCAGTCCGCTGGCTTGACCTCCAGCAAAATTACGGATTCCATCAAACGATAGAACATCGTCCTAATTGTCGGAGTAGTACAATGCAATGCCTCCTTTACGCCGAGAACATTTCTTCTATGGTTAGCTCGCCAAGACTTTGCGGTGTGATCTGTTTTACACCACCAACCTGGCTTAACTCGTAGTTAGCCATAGCTGCAAGGTCAGTATTGGCAGTCTGCGTGATGGCCTGTGCCTTGGCATACTGCCGTTCGCGCTCAAGTGCGTCTGAATGGGTCAATGCAAGAACCAAGTGGTGAACGTGGGGCAAGCGAAGTTCGTCATCCAGCGCAGCTTGGGATGGAGGAAAGTCAACAATGATGTTTGTTCTGGTAAGGCATTTCAATTTCTCGACAACACGCAATGGTGTTGTTCCAGCAGTTTTTAGCCTTGGATAAAGGTTTAACTCTGCAATTCCACTGCTGTTGCGTCCTGTGAAATGATATGTATCTGGATCGCCAGTGCGATCATCGGAAAGCAATCCTGGGTCTTGGCTGATAATGGTGGCTAGGTCGATAGGATCAACCTCTGCATCATTATAAGCCACAGAAAGAGGTGTTTCTACATTTGTGCCTAAAGTAATAAGACGAGTCGTTCCAACTGAATAGGTTGAGTTGGTGACAGTCTCACGCCATGGTGCAAAGTCCCATACGCGCCGATAGGCCAAGCTCGCAGCCTTCTGCAAGAAGGTAAGCGTATCCGAGTCTGTCTTGCCAACCTTCTCGCCTGCGTATTGGGCGATTTCAGTTAGGGTCATTTAGATATTAGGCTCGTCAGCAGGAAGCGGAGTGTTGCCTTCGGCAAGCCATTTTAGATAGGCTTGGTAGTCGGTGTTGGCTGGGTCAAATGGAATAATTTTGTTTTGTCCAACTTGCTCAACCTGATTGTTTGCTCTGGTAAGTTTATACATATTATAACTCTATGCTTGCTGTCCAATGAACTAATGACCACCATGCACCAGCACCAGCGTTGCCTGCTCCACCTGCATCATTAAATCCAAAACCAGATGAAGATGGCGTAAGTGAAAATGACGAAGATGCTACATTGTCTGTTCTGGAGTTGCTATTAATATGAGAGGATTCTCTGTTTGCATTCCCAACATAATCCCAATACGACATTGTTGGGGTTGCCCTCATTTCAACAGGAAATCTATGGCTTGATCTTGAGTTTGCGGTGTTTCCAGCAAGCCCATTATTAGTTGCATAACCTTCAACGCTTGATGTTCCTGGCGCAACAGTTGCAGAATAACTCTTGCAATAATACCTCTGACACAACGCCAACTCCGTCCCATACGGCCTACGCTCAAAATCGGTTGCGGTTGAGCCTGCTTCGAGTTGGACATTATCAATAGTCCAAGTTCCGCTGGTTTGCGCTCCAACTGTGAATACGATTTCAATTCCAGTAGTAGCGGCTGAAGGAACTGAGATTTGTGCGCTGTAGGTGGTCAGCGTGGATGTAACAGTAAATGTTCCAGTAGCAATCTGTGTTCGCGTTGGGCTTGCAAGAGTTCCAAAGGCATCAACTGTATTCGCATAATATGCAGTCCATGTAACTGTCGTAAGCAAACTATTAGCAAGTTGAACAGATAGAGTGGCAGTTGAGCCAGCCAAGTCTGTTGTGTTTGTTGCTTCAAGCCTTGTTCCAAATCCAATTGCAGTAACAGATGCAGCACCAGTATAGCGATAAACAAACTCGTTTGGTGCTGTTCCAGCAACCCTTGCACCAGTTACATTTGCACCAGTGCAGTAACCATAGAAACGATCCACCGAGTAGGCCAAGGCAGCAGCAGCGGTAAAGGTCTGACTCGCCCCTGCATTCCTCTGATCAATCCGCATATCACCATTGATGATGCGGTTGCGGAAGCCTGTGAAGCCACTTGTAATCGCAGATGTGCTGGCAGTTGTTACTCGGCCTTTTGCATCAATGGCAAGAACTGGAATGGATGTTGCCCCGCCATAAGTTCCAAGTGTTGCGCCAGTTGTTCCAAGAGTTCCTGTTCCTTGGCTGATCGTGAAGTCACCAGCAAGGGTTGTGGACAGATTGGTAATCGTTCCAGTAGTGCTGTTAAGCGTAGCAATTGTACCAGTTGTGCTGTTAAGCGTGGCAATTGTACCAGACGTAAAGATTCCCGCTGTGCCAGTCGTAGTTCCAGTGGTAAGAGTTGGAATTGTGCCAGTTGTAATCGTGGCAACAGTCGATGTCGTTGTGCCAGCGGTAAGGTTTGGAATCGTTCCAGTAGTAATGGTCGCGCTGGTGCTGACTGTACGATTTCCAGTAGCAGTGCCGTA